TCCTATGACCTTGCTTGCCAGCTCAGTCAGCTATTTTCCAACGTCGGGGTGCACGCTCGGTTTGAATGTGTCCTCGATCAGAAGGCGGTCACTGTTGCACAAGCTGTTAACGGGGGTCAGGTAGTTACAGGGTCCAACGGTAAGAAGGCCTCCTTCAATCTATGCCTACCCGACGCACAGGTGGGTACCCTTGGCTTCACAAGGAAAGGCGACCGCTCCCAGCACCTAAGAGTCACGGAGACCCATGTCTTAAGGCCTATACGCGAGATTATCCCCTTTGCGTATGAGGGTTGGGTCTATGACCTCGAAGTGGAAGATGACCACTCCTATGTCGTGGAGGGTGTGGCCGTCCACAACTGCACAGTAGCCTTCACTCAGTGTAGCAAGTGCGGCAACGTAGCTAAAGACGAGACGGAACTCTGCCCCCACATAAAATACGAAAAGGGCAATACCTTCATCGACCATTTGGGTAAGACTCGCAAAATTGCCGAGTTATGTGGCCATGTAAGAAGTTCAGAGCCCAGTAGCGTTAAGTTCATCGAGGCCTCTTGGGTAGCCAATCCTGCTTTCGTGGGCGCCGTTCTTCGTAACGTGCTCACTCCGATGGAAGCCAGTGCCTACAACCATACCCACAGCACTAAGGTTCATTTAGCCTTCAACGCACCCACTCGTGTGGCAGACCCTTCCCTTATGGCCCGTGCTGCTAAGGGGCCCATAAAGACTTTAGTCCCTAAGGTTGGGTTTGATCTAGGTCAGGGCCAACAGGAGGAATTTAGTGGCGCCGGTCAGAGTCAAGGGGGCGACACTAAGGAAGACGCTAATCCTTTGGGTAAAACCATAAAGGACATGGCTGAATACATCCGCTCGGAGGCTGTAAAGCAGGTCCGAGATCAGATGGCTCCCCCTCCGACGCCAAATAATCTCGATGAGGTTCGTAATGATACCATCATCAAGGAGGCGGCACAGCACCCCTCGTGGAGGCGCATTGCCCTAACCATTAATAATGCTGTGAAGGACCCCCAGAAGACCCGCCGTATGCTGCTTGGGTTGCTTCTCTATAAGAGAGGTGGCTGGGAGTCTATCAGAGCAGCGAGTACCTTTTCCGGCCCGGAAATACTCGAAGTTTCTAAGATTTTGGACGCTCTCCAGAGTGTCCCTAAGGTCGCGGGGGAGTCCCGGATCTATCGAACCGTTCTAGCTGTAGGCGGATCGAAATCATATGAAGATGCAGAGACGTACTTGGCGGCTTGTCGTCGAGTACTCGGACGTGAACCCACTCAAACAGAGAGGGACGCCTTAGTCGTAAAAGGAAAACTTTTCGATTTAGGGTCCTGATTTCTACTTATACCCCGCCTACAGGCAGAGAAAGGTTGATCCCGCCATGCGTGAACGCACCACTTGGAACCGTAATAAAATTGCCGCAGACCTTAAGAAGGTTGCTGAAGACCCCCGTTCTATGAACCAGGACCACTTGGAGCAGCAGCCCGCTGCAGACAAGTACCTCATTGGAGACGGGTCCCCCAGTCAGTTCGCTGAAGATGTCCATTCGGATTCCAATAATTGGAAGACCGATTTGGGAGCCGACGGCAATACCCTACGCAATGAGATTGGCATGCCTGAGATGCGCAACGATACCTTTAACCACAGCGAATACTCTCCGGGTGAAACCCCGAAGCGCGCTTTCCTCAATCCCGCTATGATTGAGAAGCGAGCCGAGGTTACCACCAAGATTGCTCGACTCATGCTCAAGGGTGCCTCTGAGAATGTCATTGAGGACCAGGCATTCAGCCTCATGGATATGTCTGATTCTTCGTTGAACGACATGTACACCCGTCTTGCTCAGCAGCAGGGTGATGACGAAGAGGACGAGGAAGACGAGGACCAAGGCCAGCAGGGTAAGCAAGCTCAGCAGCAGCAACAGAACCAGCAAGAGGAAGACGCTGAAGAAAAGCAGTCCAAAGAAGCTGGAGAGATCCCCGAGGCCTTCAAGGAGAACATCCAGAAAATGAAGGACAAGGCGAAGGCTAAGAAGGACGATGAGGGTGAAGGCCAGGACAAGGAAGCCTCGGCTCGCAACACCAAGATCGCTGGCCTAGCCCGGTACGCTGCCTCTGAACTACTCTCAGGTCTCCCACGGAATGAACTGGCTTCTGCCTTCCGTAATGTGGTTGGCATGATTGTCGAGCAGACTAAGGCCGCTTGCATGGAGCCCCAGGCTCAACAGCAGCTCATGGGTCAAGTGCAGCAAATGGTCCAACAAGCCATGCAGCAGCAGCTCGCTCAACAGCAGCAACAAGGTCAGCAACAGCCTCAGGCTCAGCAACAGCAGCTAGCTCAGCAACAGCCCCAGGCTCAACAGCAGCAGTTAGCTCAGCAACAGCAGCAGCTAGCTCAACAGCAGCAGATGGCTCAGCAGCAACAGCTGGGTCAGCAGCAACAGCTGGGTCAGCAGCAACAGCTGAGCGACGACGAGCTGGTGGATCAGATGCTCCAGGACCAGAGTGGTCAGCAATTCTACGCTTCTGAGGAGGATATCCAGATGGATACCCCCAACATGGACACCGGAGATATCGTGCTGACAGCGCATGACCAGGACATCCTCGGTCAAGTGTTTGCCTCTGGCTCTGAGATTCAGGATGCTATGGCAGCTCAGGCCCTAACTGGTGGTTTCTCAGCTCAGGCTTCTGCTCCGGTTCAGACCCGCACTGCTTCTACCCGAACGGTTGGGACTCGTCCTACCGCCGGTGTTGCACAGCTCGGTGGAGGTTCAGCCCCGGATGCAAATGCAGGCAGTGCCTCGGCAGAAATCAACAAGCTTTCGTCAATGTGGGGTTCTGCCCCTGACGTTAGCGGAGCGTTCTAAGGAACGTTAACTCTGGCTCTAGGGCTCCCTCGGGGGCCCTGACCCAGATACCCCATATGTAGATGTATATTGTTTTAACCACCCCAGTTTTCAAAAAGAAAAGATTTTAGGAGAACAATATGGCTCTAAGTCTAGGACAAGGCTCGGGTGATTTTTCGGAGACCAGTGGTCGCATTCAGGCGTTCCACATTGGGCAGCGAAACAGCGTGGGACTCCTGTCCCCCGATGGTTTCACCCAGAACAATCCGATTATCACCGCCACCCCTTCCACGAGACTCGCAGGTATCACCTCAAAAGGTGTTCTGGGAGGCTCAATTGCTTTCACTCGCCCTGATGCGGGTAATGGCTACATCGGTGGTGCTATCGGCGCTAGTTTGCTTGTGATTCCACTCGGAATTTTCATCAACGATGCAGTTGGTAATGCATTTGAGAACACCCCAGGTGCTGCTTCCGGTCGCGCCCCTTACTACTCGGGTATGGGTTGCTTCGGAGTTTCTCTGTGGGAAACTCAGAACTTCACTGGTGGTGCAGCTCTCACCTACAGCGCTGGCGACAAGTTGTACGCTTCTCGTAATGGTCTCCTGACCAATGTGATGACCGCTGCCAACACCTACGAAATGACTGCCGGCGCGGCTGCTGCAACTCTCATCGCTGTGGTCAAGGTCGCACCCGACGCTGACAACTCTCTCATGGTCATCGACCTCCGCATCTGAGCGGGATTCTAGCCCTTCAACCGGAACATCCCGTTTAGGAGATTTTTATGAACCAGGTAAGTAACCAAACCAAACAACAGGTCATCAGCGAGTACGTAAAGACCGCTGCCGGCCGTGCGAAGCTAGCTGCTTCGATGATTCAACCCCTTCGTCTGCGTCGTGACTACACGGCAGTGGGCCGCAAGACCTTCTTGGTCGAGCAGCTCCCGGATGGCGCTCTGCCAATCTACGACAAGGATCCCGAAGTTACGGCATACGTCGTCGGCGAAGAAGGCTCCAATATCGTTGCGGTGCAAAAGCCCCGCCGTGTTATCTTCCCGCTCTTCGAGGTTGCTTCTAACCCCGAAATCCCCCTCACCCAGATCAAGGAGCGTCGCTTTGACCTCATTGAGCGTAGCCAGGACCTTGCCAAGGCAATGATTCAGGCTGCTGAGGACGAGCGCGTATTCGCAGTTCTGGACAGCATCGCTGTCTCGGGCTTTGATACCCTCCCCGGTGGAACCAACCCGGACGTGGCCGTGGTTGCTCCTGTCTCTCCGAGCGTCCTAGCGGATGCTTTCGCAGAGGTAGAGCGTCACGACCTGCGTGTTGCCCGCATCTTCATGAATGCGGTCGATTACGCGGACATCCGTAAGTTTGGTAGGGATATCCTCGACATCGAGAGCCAGGCAACTCTGCTCAAGACCGGTCTGCAAGCTACCCTCTGGGGTGCTCAGATCATCACGAGCCGTCTGGTGCCGGCGGGCTTCATCTACGTGTGTGCGGAGCCCGAACATTTTGGGCGCATTCCCGTTAGGACTGAACTCACCGTATTGTCGGCCGACGATCCTAAAGCCCGCACAATAGGGTTCTCCTGTTTTGAAAATTTAGGGATTGGCGCTTTTAATCCTCGTGGTTTGACCCGCCTTGTAGTGACTCGCTTTTAGTCAAAACTAGCTTTAAAGTCAGCAGGTTAGCCAGTTTCGAAAGAGACTGGCTTTCTTGTTTGTCCTGTTGTCCAAGAGGCCGATGATACCTTAGCTAAAACACGTTCAATTAGGTTTATCCTCTTGCAGTCCTGGTTTGAAAGCACTAGAGTGCTCTTCCTATATGGCTGGAAGACGTAACCTTCTCAAGGGCTTTTCTAAGGAAGATGTAGAGGACCTGTATCTTCGTCAAAATATGACCGACCGAGAAATTGGTCAGCTTAAAGGTGTGACCGACGCCGCTGTTTCCTACTTCCGACGGAAGATGGGCATACCTACTCGGACGCAGTTAGACCGCAACACCTTTGACCACCAAGGGCCATCCTTTAACGACGCTACACCGGATGACTTCATTAGTGCTTACGCTGCCATGGGCCTTCGGGGAGTTGCGAAGCTCTATGGGGTGAGCAAACCCACGGTGGCTCAAAAGTTGAGATTACTGGGAATACCTATAATCTCTAAGACGGAGAGGTCCACATCTAAGGAGGAAATCTCGGAAGCACAAAAGGAATTGATAATAGGGTCTCTCTTAGGCGATGGTTTTCTAGCAGAACGTGGGTTTTCAAAGTATCCCACTATCAGGAACAGATTGGGTACT